TCTAAATGGTAGCAAATTCAAATAGACTGGTACACTATTTACTTAATTTATGCGCAAACAATTTAACAACAACTCCAACAGGAACTATCTTTGCAATAAATCTTAAAATTCTACCCGCGTTGGTAGTTGCTGGACTTTGGCTGTACTTTGTAGCCGCGTTAGTCAATAAGTTTTCAATTAATTCTTTTTCCATACTTTTAAATTTTTGGGTATGTTATCCCGTTGTTAGTAATAATAATTCCTTTGTCAAATCTACTTTTTAAAGTTTTCCAATCAAAACCAAATGTTTTCTGAAAGTGTGGCGCGTCTTTAAACTTTTTCCAATCACCGCCCCACTCGTAACCTTTACCTTTAAAGTACTCAGCGACTTTGTGCCAGTGTTCGTCAATTATCCAAGATGCACTTTCAAAATTGCCGTCTCCGTTTTTATCGTATAATAATACAACATCAAAAGCTAATCCGTAATTGTGCATACTTTGGAAAGCATCCGCATTTGTAACCTTAGGACGTTTTAAGAATAAAGCGTGTTGTTCTGCTGGACTTCTATAAACGTGGCTAAAACGTAGCCTTACGTGCTTAGGTAGCTTGTTATTACATTCTTTGTAATATACCATTAACTCCTCTCTAATTTTTGGGTGTGCTAATGCAATTCTTTCAAGTGTTATTTTATCCATTTGTTATCTCGTTTAAGTCTTTTTTTAATTGTTTCATTTTTGAAAGTAAAGATTTGATAATATCAAAAAATGGTTTATTACCTAGCTTTACACTATTTTCATCACAACTTTTAATCTCATTAAATACCCATACGGCAGTCATTGATTTTGCGAGTAATAATTTGATACCCATTATCGAACCCTCAAATATATAAATATCTATGCTAAAAGCTAGGATAATAGAAGCTAAATAAAAAAAAGATTTTACTACTATATTAAAAAACTTAGTACTTTGAAAAGACTTCCAGCCATTTAACTTAATTGTAACGTATAAAGCAGTGCAAGTGTCTAATGATATAAATAGTATCATTGTTAAAATTAATCCTTTTATTGGTAACAAAAAAAGGCTTATGGCTATTAATAAAGAGGATAATGTTTTCATACTGTCAAAGATATGCTTTTTTTGCAATGGTTTTTGTCTATAATGTCTAAAATTTTAACTAAAATACGCCCGCATTTAGTTAGGGTATTATCTCGCTCGTTTTTACCAAGTGCGCTTGATATTGTTTCGTTAGGGTTGCCAAATTGATAACCGTTTTTTTGCATAGAAAAATTAAGAAATGCCCTAAATTCTCTATTGCCGAATTTGTCAAGGTTTAAAGCAGTTTGTTTAAAATACCCCTTTTTGTTTTTTACACAAAAGTAATTGATAATTGATAACGGTAAAAATAAAATCCAAGCTATAATTAATAACATAATTCGATATAATTTGAGATTTGCAAATGAAGTCTACCGTATAAAGTAACTCCTATATTTTGCGAGCCTAACGCTTCTAATTTGACCAAACCGCTAATCCACTGCCCCGCTCTAATTTCGTCGCGTACAGGTATCAAAAGTTCTTCAATAGCTTTATGCTCGGCTTCGCTTATTTGACCGCTTAATTTAGCCACGCGAAACTCTGCGCTAATCTTTAAATAGGCGTCCATACCGTCGCGCTCCCTTTGTTGGTACTTCAAGAACTCAATTTCTATAAGCTCCTCAGCAGTTGGAATGTGTGTTTCAATCAATACGCCATCAACTAAACGCGGTTTTACAAATTGCGTGTTAAGTATAGGTGTGCCATTTTCGGGGCAAGTATCACTCATAATGCAATGAGTAATGTAATTTTCTGAATCTAAAATTGAGTATAAAGGCATAATTATTTAGTTATTATAAGTTGTGTTCTTACTACTGAATCGGTTGATACTGATAATTGAACGCTAGTGAATAAATAGTTGTCAACTGCTGGATTAAATGTAATAGATAGCCCTGTTGTTGAGGTTGCTGCTCTATCTGTAAAAGCACTAGCTGAAGCGGGAATTCTATTCTTTAAATTACCCCCGCTTATTTCAAATATTCTTTGAGTCGTTCCGCTTATTTGCGTGGCTGTAAAGTTAGTTGAAGATATTGCTGTGGACGTTGCAAAGTCACTTGAACTATTTACGTGCAATTTAATGTTACACGTCCCCGCAACTCCTGTTTTTAAAATGGCAAAAGATTCTAAGGAAAAGTAATCGTTTGCATTAAAAGTATTTGCTGGAATTAAAATACTGCTTCCTATTTGTGTCAAAGTTGTTGTTCCTGTTACTGCGCTTGTAGGTGATGAATCTTTAACTAAGTTAAAATTTCTAGTATTTAACTGAGTTTGAATACTAGAAGTGGCATCGTTAAAGGTATTTTGATTTTCCGTCTGATACCTTTTACCTACACTATCTGCAATATCAGCAGTAGTATATGATTCGATTTGTCCTTTTGTTATTTTTTTAGTTCCGTTCATTATGATGGTATTTTAATTACTGAAAAGTTTAAATCTGATACTCTAACATCAGCCGACTGCGAGTTTTTAACAAATAATTCTAAATAGTCATTAGCAACTAAATCAATTACATATTGCGTACTACCTGGGTGTTCTTGGTTAGCTGTTGCCGTTCTAATTGTCATTTCAGAGTTAGCCAAAATAGTTCCATTCTTAGCAATACCAATACTTATATTTTGGTTAGAGTTACCTGACCTAACTGCCGTATTTACGGTTACTAAAAATGAAGTATTAAACGCTCCTGTATAAGTTAATCTATTACTTGCATGATTAAATTTAGAGTTTGCCGTGTCTGCCGTAGTAGTACCTTGCGCCTTCACCCATACGTTAACATTCCCACCTCCTATGGTTGTATCAGTTCCGTTGTTAATCATATACATAAATCCACGAGTTGCAGTATTAGCAATACCTACGCAATTCACAAACAAAGCCTTATTTGAAGTATTAGTAACTCCACTTGTATAAGTACCACCTCCGCTAAAATTAATCGTATCTAATATATATTTTTCATCTCCAACCGTTGCCGAAGTGTTAAAATTTACGCCTGTTTCGCCACTACCAATTACAAAGGAAGAATAAATAATTCTTAACCTACGGCTTACAGTACAAGTCGATAAAATATTAATTGCGGTAGTTCCCGTTGCAGTATTAAATAAGGAGTTACTAAATCCAATCGTTCCAATAGTACCGTCAAAGTTAAAACCTCCACTATTTAAAAAGGCACAGTCACTCATTACAAAATTGGCATAGTCTTTAATCGTTCCGCCACTTGTGCAATTCAAAAGATTAACTCCGAACCAATCCAAAGCCGTAGTGGTTATGTCGCCTTGTAAATCAAAAACTAAAGCGTGAGTAAATGAGATGCTCCTAATCGGTAAGGAATAAACCGAAGTTATCAAAGCAGTAGCACCACTTAAACCTGTTGAGCTAATTGAACAATTTTCTGAACTCCAACCTACTATTACGGTATTTTGACCACACACTAAACGTGAGCCTAATAAGTCGATATGTTTTAAAAATAAGTAGGTATAATTTGCAACTAAAGTAATCACTCCACTTACAGGAGTAGGTAAATCAGTTAGGTCATTAACTTCTATAAATTCTGCGTGGTTGCTTTCATAATCAAAGGCATCTATTTCAGCCTTAGTGTAATAGTCTAGCACCCCAGCTACAGTAGGCGTATAAATAATATTAATTTTATCGCCACTTTCTAAAGTGTCTGCAATAGTTAAAGTTGTAGTTACAAATGAATATTGCGAACTATTTAATTCTTGACCGTTTACAAAGACTGCATAAATCGCACTCGGTGTACTAGATAGCGTAAAACTTTGCGAACTTGTAAAACTAAACTCTTGTCGTGTTAAAGGTGCGCCAGCAGTTCCACCATCTGCATAACCAAAGAACAACTTCGCTCCATTTGTTTCAGCTCTTGCCAAATCGCCTTCAATACCTCCTCCGTTGTTGGTTTGCATTAATCGACGCGCCCAAATTACTGCGGTATTTGTTGGAAAAAAGTTCGCGTAATCGTTGCCGGTTGTTGTTCCAATATTACCATAAATTTCAACGCGCCCGCTTGCGTTTACCCCGAAGGTGTCGGAAGTATTTAATAGTGTTACATTTCTAACTCTTAAAATACCCGCAAAACTAACGAGCGAATTCGTTCCAAATCTTACGTTTCCTAAAAAACTATTCCCCGAACTATTCCCCAGCGTGTTATTTCCTAAAAAAGAAATTAATTCCAACGGATCTTCAATGTATGCCGTGTGTGGCGTTAATTTGTACAAAAAACCGTTATTGTTCGCGAAATTCGAACCATTCGGAACAGTAAACCAAAACGTGCCATTTGAAAAACTTTCATTTGTGATGGTTGCACTTGTAAAAGTTCTAATATAAGCGGAAGCAGTAGCCAAATTGGTAAAAAAGTCGCCTGCTTTATCGACTATTTTTATAAGTCCCAAAGTTGAACCTCCACCCGTTGCGCTTACGATAGGGTTCAAAGGGTCGGTATTGTCTACGGTTACATTAGTGCCAGCTACTACTGATTCTACATACGATGTTGGGATGTCCCCATCCCTATTAAAACCCACATATCTTAAAGCTTCTAATCGAATCATTAGAGCCTGAGAACTTGCGAACGTTTCCATAGTTCCGCCTGCAGTATCATCGTAAACGGTAATATTATCAAAGGTGTACTCTTTGCGACTGCTTCCACTTTCTTCTACTATTTTGAAAATATCTGAATCAGTTTTGCAATAAAATTTAGATAATATAAAAGTATCCGCATCGCTTGGAATATGTACCCAAGTCTTTGAGCTTTTTTTTCTTATTTGTAGTGTTGCCATAATTATGCTATTCTTTGAATAAATAAAGTTACTATGTAAGGTTGCATATTCTTGTCCGTTTCGCTTTCTCCTACTGTTGAGGTTGAAGCCGTGGTGCCTAATGTGCTACCATTTGACGCAATACCCCCGTCGGTGTCTGAAGAACCCAAAGAAAACGTATGACTATGACTAACTAAAACAGCATCTTTAGAACCTCCAACGGCTCCAAGTGTAGCGTAATTAGTAGCGTCATAACCGATTGGGGTACGTCCATTTCTATTTCTAGTACCATTTGCACCGTTACAAATCGCCCACCCCACCATTAAGTTAATACCTAAACCTGTACCGTCAAAATTAGCAGTCCTAAACGCATCAGGACAATCTAATTCTTTAACCTCGTAAAGTAAAGCAATTTCATTAATTAAAGCCGTTTCAACTTCTCTATGTAGCACCGCTGTAATTTGCGAACCACTAGATAAGTTTGAATTTACTAAAGCTTGTAAATCTGTTTTTCTCATATCGTTGAATAATCTAAGTTATAATAATCTATTGAATAATAATCAGGTAAAAATACGGGTTGTAATCCTGCAATATAAGTATCATTTGTATTGATATAGGCTTTAAATTCAGCTTCCGACATATTAGAAAATCCTAAACGTTCCGAACCTTTAACCATTGTTTTATTAGTCATTCTAAAGGTATCAATATAAATAACATCTTGTATCAATAACATATTGATTCTACGGAATACAAAAGGCGTTATAGTTCCAAACTTATAATAACTAACCTCTTTAAATAATGCACGTGTACTAATAGTATTACCTTTTGTGATTTGGTAATAGTCTTTTACTTCAGTTTCGTTATCCAATCTATCAAAAAAGCATCTTAAACGTATTGATTGATAAATATCTAAAATAGCATCATTTGATTTGTAGTCGAAACGTGTAGTTTCTTGCGGTGATTCGTCTGTAATTAAAATTTCATTTGTAAACCAAATATCTAAACCTGTAGTTTTTGAGAACTTTAAACGAACTGGAATAAATCCAAAGTCTTGAGCTATTGAATCAATCGTAAAAGCTATTTGATTAATTCCTTTTGTATCTGTAAATTCGTAAATATCTACTTTTGCAGTAATATCTAAAAGTTCGTTATCATTGCAATCCACAACAAAAACAGAATAGTCATTGTCAAATGCTATTCCATCTTTATTGTTAGATATTTGCGTGTATATTTCGTTAGTAGCTAATTGAATACAATCAGCGTAGTTTATTTGCGAAATTGCAGGATTTTCGCTTTGTTCTATTTTCGATAATCTAATAAAGCTATAATCCATTTAAAGCATCTGATAAGGTTACTACATCGGTGAAAGTTACTCCATTTACTTTGAACTTGTCAAAACGTGTTCTATTAATTAAAGGCACATTATTTAAGTCATACAAAGTTACAAAAAAACCATCAATTTTAAACCATCTGTTTTTCAATATAATTATATCATAACCTATCTCGTTAATTTTAAGCAAAGCAGTACCAACTGTATCAATATTGATATAATCGCTTTCGTTCCTTTTTTCGCCCTCAATAGTTAATAAATTAGTTACCCATTCATAATCTAATTTAGTAGGGTGTATTTTAACTACGGCATCATTTGTATCTACTATCCTTATAAATCCTTTTTGAGTTGCTAAATTATCTAGTAATGTTTTAACCGTTTCAAAACTAGCAACTACTTTTGTTTTATAAAACATAGGCGACAAAATAGCATCACTTAAATCAGTAACGTTAATATTTGCACCCTCAATAGTTGGAACTGTTTCAGATTCAAATTTAGTCGAAAGTAATCCGTTATTTTTAAAGAACGTATTTTGTATTATTCCATTTGGTTTATACTTTGAAGCTGTTTTTAAATAGCTACTCCAGTGCATCATATTTCTTTTTATAGAATACCTTAAATTACTGAAATTATCGCCACTAGCTAAATTGTCTATTTCTGTAAAGCCTTGATTTGTCCTATTTACATAGTTCACATTATTTAAAGGATATTCTACTTTTATAAAATGGTCGCCCTCAATAGTTGGAGTGAATCCAATAGGTGTTAATTTTATATTTGTTTCAGTCATTTCAAAAACAGTATAATCACCAACATTCACACCTGATAGAATTTCAAAATTAGAACCTAAATTAAAACCAAGTAACGTCCAATTAAAAGGCGTACCCTCTCCATTTAAAGTATTGTTAAGTATTTCTAACTTTCCATCATTTAAACGCATTAATAATTTAGCACCAAAGCCACCCATTGAGCCACTAGGTAACGGATAAACATCAATTAAAAATAATTTATCATCATTATCAAGCGAAGTACTTTCTTTTGTGTTAATTCCTTGACGTCTTGCGCTTTCTATTGCAAAAGGGTCACGGATATGATTAACTTCTATTTTCTTAGTGTTTTCAACTAACTTATTAGGTAGTAAAAAATTAGCTTTAGTATGAATCCCATCTACTGTATTAGCTTCGTCTTTATTTTCCTCAAATGTTTTATAAGTATAATCAAAAGAATTAATAGTGTATCTTTCATTAAAGTTACTTATAAATTCATTGTCTGGAGCTTGTAAGTAACCACCTAAATCATTATTTGTATAAAAGTCATCGTACTTACCTAAAAATACATTGTTATCATTAATTTGAAAGTCTGCATTAACTTCTTGTAATCCCTCAGTTAAGTCCTTAAAATTGACGTAAAAAGGCTTATTATTATATTGACGTATCAATTTACCATTAAATGCAAATTGTTCGTAAAATTCGCCTGCAATATCAAATCTAGGTGCGTCGACTGTTAATCCTGATATTGATTTTATATTTTGCTTAAATAAATCAATGTAACGAACTCCTTTTATAACTGAATCTATACCTGTTGAGGTTCCTGAAATTGACACATCTAAAGACTGAAAAGGTGCGCTTATTTGAAAAACAGAATTAATACCTGCGTCTAATATTCCTACTGTGTCACTGCATGAATTAGTACACTCTAAATAAATAAATAACCTTTGACCTCTTTCTATAACTGGTATTGATACATCAAATTCAGTAGGTAATGAAATAGGTGGATTATAATCTAATGTAAATATCCTTTCATATAAAACAATAGTAGTCATATCAGTACCGCCTGTTATATCGTAACCGTATTTAATAACTAGTCTTACTTTACCACCACCATCCAAGCTGTTAGTAGGGTCTGAATAAGTAGCAAAACTAAAAGCTTCTAAATTACTAAGTTTAATTGATACGTCTTTAAAATCTTGTTGTACATCAATATAAGTAAAGCTATTACCACCATTTGGGAAACCTCCTAAACCTAAAGCATATCTATTATCTATAAAAGACAATGTATTTTCAATTCCATAATCTTTTACTACATTACAATTGTTTACTCCACTATCTAAATTTGCCACTATTTTAGCACCTAAAGAATCTGATTTGATTACACTATAAAGTGACACTCCAGTAGTTAAAACATTATTGCTTACCCAATTACTAATCTGAGCTACAGGCTTCGCTTTTAACAATATATTTTCAGTAGCTAAAGGTGTAATAGGGTTTAAATCTAAATCTTTATCACTAAAAACATCTACATTAATATCATTACGCCTTTTTATAATTGCTCGGTTATTCTCTTGAATTACTTTACATTCAAAGAAAGTGATTAAATCAGTCTTTGCCATTTGAAAATCTAAAATACCAACTGTAAAAGTAGTTCCGTTTTGTTTTAATATAAATTCTACTTCGCTTTCAAATCCATAATTTTTATAACAGTCTAATAATTGAGTTAATCCCATCGTTAAACCATTGTCAAAAGTACCCTCGTGAAATTCTAAAGATACTTCCTCATTGCCATAACTTATATCCCTACCATAACGCCCTTTATCCTGCTCTACTGTAAAGCTAGCTCCATCGAATTTAACAGGCTCGGTAATTTCTACTAAGCCTGTTGCATCATTTTTAAAGTTTAAATAAAACGTGAAATTTTCCATATTATACTATTCTACCTTTAGTGGTTAATCTACTATTTAAAACTTCTCTAGTGCGTCCGTTTGAGTTAATCATTTTCTTAAATCCGTTTTCATTTATATCAATCGCCACCTCATTAGTTCCGCTATACTTTCTAAATACACTTTCTAAATCATCTTTGTTTATTCCATTAGTTTGGTTTGTTTGCAAAGGCGAAATATTGTTTTTCAAAAGTAAGTTATTAATTTGTTTACTCCATTGGTCAGGTGTAAAGATTTGCGTCCCTTTTGGCGCATCTACTACCTTATTACGCCCTTTAAACTGCATTACTTTACCGTCTGGAGTTACCACTGTTTCCTGATATTTTGAGCCTTTAGCATCGTTAATAAGCATTTTACCGCCCTCATGGATACCACCCTCAGCAAAAGCAGGTATCTCTTGTGATGCTACCATAGCTAATTGAGCCGCACCTATTGCACCAACTATCAAAGATAAAGGTATTCCAGCAAATCCAGCCTGACCTAGTGTAGCAATAACAGCCTGAGCCGTATTAATCACAATATTAAACATCGCTTGTCTTTTTTCTGCTTCTGCTTGACGTCTTTGAATTGCTTTACGTTTCTCTTCATATTGACGTTCTATTTCAGCCTTTGCAGTTGTACTATCGCCAGCGAACGCAATAGCTATATCTTTTTGTTGTTCTAACCTTGAATACTCAGCATTAAATCGAGCTTCACTTTGTTTCATTAAAGTATTAGTCAATTCTTGACCTATTTCCATCATAGCAACTGCAGTTGTTTTCCAATTATCGCCAAATCCCTCAATTTCATTATTCAAGGCTTTAAATAGTGTAGGCATACCTGATTCACTACCAAATTGGTCGTAGAAGCCTTTTAAATAACCTGTCATTTCTTCAGTAGCTTTCTTAGTAACTTCTGCTGCTTTTGGCATTTCGTGTAAAAGTGGCGAAGTAACTATACCTCCATCTTTAGGTTTAACCGCTCCAGCAGATGACATTCTTTCTTCATTTCTTAAATACATTAAACTAGCAGTTAAGAATTCAATTTGAGCATTATAAGATTCGTATTCTTTTGTAGTGGTTGCTACTGATGACCTTAATTTTTCAAGTCTTGATATTTCAGAATTAAAATAATCCTCTGTATTCTTTTTGATTATTTTATCTACTTTATTTTTTTCTTTTTTAGTTTCTGTATCTTCTTCTTGAACTTTAATATTACCTTTTAAAGCTTCTTTGTATGCTTCTAGTTTTCCAGTTCTGCTAGACATACTATTATTTAACTCTTTAATTTTAATTAAATTATCAGAAATAGCTTTAGCATCTTCTTTCATTAATTGACCAAAAGGCGAGCGTTTGGCGTTTTTTTGTATGCTTGCATTTTTAGCATTTAATTCGTCAAACTTTTTTCTATCTTCTTGTATTTTAGTTTCTAATTTTAAAACAATATCCCTTAATTTAGCTTCTTGTTCAGGTGTTCCTTTATATCTATCTAAAAGAATAGAAGCATCGTCTTTACCTATTTGTTTAAGTTTGATTAATTGTTCGCTTCTTTTTTGCGCATCAGACTTAAGGAATTCAGTGAATTTTGATAAATCTTTTTGAAATTTACCTAAAACTTTAGAACCTATATTAGATATAACACTTTCTCCATAATTTAACTGTTTAATAAAGTCAGTCCAAGCATTAGTAAGTCTAGTTTGCGAAGCAGCTAAACTATCTACTCTATTTTTGTTTTCAATTCCGTATGTAATTTCTAATTGTTTAGCAAATTTCGGTAATACTTCAGAAGCTAAAACCTTACCATCTTGCATCATTTTACCTAATTGTCTTTCGGTAACTCCCATAGCTTTAGCCATAATACCAAATGCACCAGGTAAAGCTTCGCCTAATTGTCCTTTTAGCTCCTCAGCACTTACCGTACCTTTAGACATCATTTGATTAAGTGCCGTAAATGCTCTATTTTGAGCATCAACACTTAAACCCATAAACCCAGCAGATTTAGCTACACTTTCAAATATTTGTTGTATTTCTTTACCACTTATTTTATCTTTTGCACTTACATAGAATTGAGTAAATTGTTTAGTAAGTCCTTTTAATTCAATACCGTATTTTTCAGAAATATCACTTAAAAAAGCTTGGCTTTCTGCAAATTTACTATCTGTTTCAACTACTTGTTTTAAAGCTAAATCAAGCGATTGAAGTTCTTTTGTAGTATTGTAAATATCTTTTGTAATATCAGCAAACAAGGACAAACCTCCAGCTATTCCAAAAGCTCCCATTAAGCTAGTTAATCCACTTATTGCTTGCGCTGGATAGTTACCAACATTTCTATTGAATTTACCTACTGCGGTATCTGCTTGAAGTACTTTTTTATTTAATCCTGCAAACTCTATTTGTGCCTTGTCTAGTTCCCTATTGTATTCTTTTTGTGTTTGAGTAGCTAATTTACCTCTAGCTATAATATCCTGAACCTTTCTAGCACTTTCAGATTGTTGTTTGCTTAATTGTAAATAAGCACTAGCTAGCTTTTCATTTGCTATTCTAACCCTATCAGCTTCTTTTGCTTCTTTGTTAGATAAATCAATATTTGACTTTTTAAGATTATTTTCTTTAATTTGAGTAGCAATAATCTTTTGCTTTTGCGTTTCAAGTTTATTAGTGTCGTTTATTAACTTTCTTTCCGCTTCTGATAGTTCTCCTGTTAAACGTATATTTTCTTTTATCTTTTCGTTTAATTCCGTTACAGATTTAGGGCTAGAACCACCATTAAAAGAAAGTTGCAACTTTGAAATAGCTACTACCTCTTCGTGTGTTTTGGTTAAAGATTTGTATAAAGCATCAAGACCAGCCTGAGCTTCTTTACTTACTATTAAATCAATACTATTTGCCATTTGCTTTTTGTTGTTTTATTGTTTTTTCAGCTTGTTTTTGGTACTCTACCCATTCCGCAACTGTTATATCCTTTGCATCTAATTTGTATTTTAATTCCAATATCCTGCTTACTGATATTAATTGCGATTCTATACTTTGACTTTCGTTATTATCGTCTTTTTTTAGTTCGACTTCTATAGTTTCGATTTGTGTTTTAAGGTTTTGAAGTCTTTGGTTAATGTTTTCGATTTGTTCAAATATATCTTTTGATTTGTCTATTTTACATTGCCATTTTTCAAGTTCCCATACTAAAGCGTGAAACATATCCATACTTAAACCTTTATCATAGTGGTAAAGTGATTTAAGGATTAATGAAACACAATTATACTTACCTTGTAACTTTAATAACTTGTGCATCTTACTAAAACGCAAATAAACCGTATTATTTTGAGTTAATTCTAAATACTCGATAAAGAACTCATTCATTACAATATCTAAGCCTTTAACGGCTTTTAATTCCTTTGTAAAATATTTTAAGTCATTTGTTTCAAGATACTTTTGAAAGTTCCAAAGTGGCATCTCATTACACTTTTTATAGATATTGACGGATGTAGTTTTCCAATTCGGGAAAGATAATTTCATAATTTAGTTTTTGTTGGTTATCATAATTAAGACCAAATATATTACGCCCATATTTACCTATTAAGTCGGGTGTTTTGTTATCTGTAGAGTTAAAGTTTAAAACTAAATTATCTTTATCGACTTTTAAATAAAAGCCATTATAAAAAGCTCCTGAGTAGTTAAGCGTAGTTCTATCGTATGGCTGTCCTAGTAGTTGCTTTATTTCAATAGTAAAAACGGAATAAGGCTTTAAAGTAAGTCCTAAACTGTCTTCACCTTTGATATAAAGCTGGTCTTTTGTATTGAGTTCTATTATTTCGGACTTATTTCTGTTAATGATACCCTCAGTTTGTTGAGGTATATTATCCCTAACATTCTTAACGAAATCCATATAATCCTTTATAGTCCTCATAATACAAAAGTACAAAAAAAAAGCGCACCGATATGATGCGCTTTTAAAACAAAAACAATATGAAATTAAACCACAGTTACAGTTGCAGTATTACTTTCGTATAACACTCCTGATAATTTAATAGCGTTACTTGCTAGAGTAGTATTCCAAGTTTTTAACTTCAATACTTTACCTGCTATAAATGCTGGTACTGTTAAAGTATAAAGACCTGCTTCAGTTGTGCTTTCGGTCATAGTTGTGATAGTTGTTACTACATTATCAACTGTATAAAGTAAGTCCGTTTTAAGCAATCCACTTAAAGAAATCTGCTTATTATCTGCAATAGATACCACTTTGAAAGTTAATGAAGTACCTGCAGCGAATGTTTTAAACGTTAAAGCAACATCATTAATACCGTCTAAATCTTCCTGAGCGTTATAATCTAAGTTTTCAGAAATTACCCAGCTTACTCTTTCGTCAAATTCTAAACGGTTAACCATTTGGAACGTTACAGATTGAGCTGAAGCATCTGCACCATTACTCATAGTATATTTACCATTTTCAAACATCCCAAGCGTGAAACCTTTAAAAGCTCCTGCTTTGTTTTGTGTAAAAATAGCATCACCTTTAGAATCCCACATAATCAAATCAAATTGACGGTGTGAACTCAAAGAGGTCAAAGCTTTGTGAAAGTTTAATCCGTTATCAAATACAGCTGTGTATTCGTATGGATTTTTACCCGCTACTATCTTTTCCCCTGAACCTGCACGAGTGATAATTGTATCCTCTGCAGTATTATCATTCATTTCAACAACTCCCTGCAATATAATCAGTTTGTTTTGTTGTTGTAGCTCTTGAATGTAAGCTAAATTAAGACCGTCAGCGTTATCGAAAATAAGACCACGCTCGATAAGTCCTAGAGTTGTTACTCTTTTAATATCTGTTTTACAATGCTTCAATCCAGTTCCTAAAAAAGAAGCTGCTGAGCAATTTACAGAATTTACGATGTCAGTTAATAATGGCATAAGTTTTAAAATTTAATTTGTTTTAAACAATTTTCTTTGAAATATACGTCTAATTCTAATATGATAACATTCCAATTATCAATAGTTTTGGCGGTTTTACCGTTGTCCTCTGAGTAGTTGCTAATCCTTTGTATTTTATACTTACTATCTTTAATTTCAGTAATCGTACTTCTTTCTAATGCTTTTATGACATTTTCTAAAAGTGGATTTAATACTTCTTTAAATTCAGTTTCCCAAATGATGGGATTTGTATTTGTTGTGTGTACTGATTGTTTTGCTATAATTAATTTAATAGACTTTTCAACCATTCTCACATTTACAGTATCAGGACTTTCAACTAACCAAATTAACGGATATTTATTGGTTTGTTTTAATTGCGATAGGTAAAGATTTAATGTATCTTGACTACCCCAGTTAAATTTAGGTTTAAATCCTTTGATTAGTGGTAATTGGTCAAATATAGCTGTTAATTTGTCTTCTACTACTATCATAACCCAAATTGATTTTGATTGTTGTAAATGTATAAATTAGCATTACTAAAATCGGATTCTTTATCACTTAAATATTGAATCAAACTTACATAACCTAAATTCTCGCCACTACCAAACCAATCAATAACTTTTGTATTGCATTTATACCAAACAGTCGGGAATCGTGTATTATTACCCTGATATTCCGATACAAAGTCATTCCAAACAGTTACTAATCTTTGATTTGAGTTTACAGTTTCAGAATTAAAGGCTTTAATACTTTTTTCCCCCGTTCCTGTTACTGTAGTTACATTATCTTTAAACCAGTTATAAAATACAAATGTAGCTAATAAAGAGCCTTTAAATAAGCCTTCTGTATGTAATAAGCCTTTCCATTTATAAGTTTTACCATCTTTTGTGTATTCAGCTCCATTTACTAAATCAAGCCATTTCTGAGGTGCTCCTACATTTAAAACGCCTGCTGTAATATTGGAATCTAATACTTTAAACAAATCATACCCTAAAACAGTTTGCAATAATTGACGGCTATACTTATCAATATACTGATTTAATATGTCTAAGTTATCCGAATCCATTTCGTTAATGTTCGGAATACTTAATTCTTTGATAAAATATGTTTTGTCAATTAGATACATTATTTTTTGCTTTTAGGTTCGTGATACTTCGCTACTTTGTCTATTCTGACTAATTGAGAAGCGAGCAGGGAGTCACACTCCCAAATCTCGCCTTTCTTTTTTCCAGCAAAGTCTTCTATAAACTCTACTTTTACCATACTACTAAGTAGCTAAAGTAGTTAATGCAGCACTAATAGAAGCTACTTTTGCAAATCCTGTAGCATCTGCAGTTCTAACTAATAAGTTCAAACGTTTTCTAGCTTTCAAAGTCATCATATCAGAAGACCAATCCGCACCATCATAACCCATTCCAACTACAAAACCAGCTTCTTCATAGATTCTAGCAAAACGAGAATC